ACTAATGTTTACCGCCGCTCGGATCTTCATCAGCGGTTTTATCGTGGGCTCAGGTCTAGTCGGCGTGCTCTGTATGGGGCGCATCGAGTACAGGGCGAGAGCTCAAGACCGACTCACACAACACTTCAATGAGCTTGAGGAGACAACCCCTGTCTACCAGGCTCGTACAACAGTAACTAAGCGCAACAGGAGAATTGACATATGAATATCGCGATGTTGGCCAAGGCCACAGAAGATTTGCGTCACAAGATCAACGAGGAGAACCGGGCCACAATTGAGGACACGCACAAGATGCGTGACATCGTCGCGGCGGTGCGGAACGGCTGTATTGACCGGCTTGTAGAGATGCAGACGTTGATCAACAAGGAGCTTGAGGCTCTGGACAACTTTCTAGTCCAGTCAGCGGCTGAGCGCCAAAACTCTTTGGATGAAGCTCTTGGACCGCAGGATGACACCCAAGGAACGGTCTGAGGCGTATCAACAGGCGTACCGCGCCGGGGTGCGAGAAGCAATCCGGCGCACTTTCGCTGCTGCCCAGCGCATGAACGACCAAAAGGCCAGGGATATACTAAACAGCATGGCCCATGAGCTCGGCATATATCTCCGCGATCTAAAAGGTGACCCCCGGTCTAGCTCTTAGGCCGGGGTTCAATGACCCAAAGAAAAGCCCAGCTGGTTAAGGCTGGGCAAGTTTATTTGGCTATTGGGTTCAGGTATGTCGATGTGTCAGATGGATTGACCTCCTATGCAAGCAACACGAGAACGGAGTCTGTCCGCCACAGTTACCGGCACCCGCCGGAATTCCTAAGTCATGCCTGGCGCAAAGAAACAGTAGAACTTGCGTATGTGTTTTTGCCGCGCCTCTTCTAGATTTGGCGGTGGATGCCGCGGATCAAGATAAAAGTCCGGAGGTATGCAGAGCGCAAAGTAGTTACGCTGCGAGCCCAGCACGCGATCATACGGCACAAAGATATCGACAGGGTCCTTCACGCGGAACTTGTTGATGGAGACCGCCTCGCCAGGCGGAATGACGACATGATAGCCGCCTTCGACCTCCTCGATGTACCGGTCGTCGAGACGGTCGCAATCGTCATTCCCGCAGCACAAGAGATTGGTGCTGGGATCCTTCATATCCTTGAACCAGTCATGAGCCTCGGCGGACCGGCAAGGCAGTCCCATGAGCATTGCGATGAGAGGTATCAAGGCGATCCTTGAGATCATCAAGTGCCGGTCTCCAGGCTGCGATGGCATGAAGTTGCAGTTTGGCTGCCAGGCGTAGAACATCGTCCTCTCCATTTGCGTCGATTGCGAGCTTCTCCTCGACCACGCCCAGCGCATGCTCCAGCGCATTGATGAGCTCGATGACCACCGGCATCGCCGAGGACCGCACCATGTTCTCAAACATCACTCATTCTCCTTTGTTAGTTTTTCTCGTCAAGACGCCGGTACTTTTTGGTACAAGGTATACAAGCCTGCTGATCATTTGAACACCATGGGTAGAATTGCGTCACAGTTCCCTGTTGGCTCATTCAAGGAGAATGTGGTCACCTCTACAGAGGTCTCAAACCAAGAGTTTGTTGAAAGTGGAGATGATGTTGGCCCGTTCATTCTTGGCAAGCGGGGCCAGCGGGGCAAGGTTATTCAAAACGACTTCCAATTGCCCGGCGGCATGTACACAACAGATAGAACTGATGGAGACATTCACGGCAACTACGTTTCATTCACAATCGAATATCAACAAATTGACGATAATGATGTGCCTGTAGGTTCTGTTGTATCAAGAGGCGTTACCGTCTCTTTGTGCGACCCTACATTTGCAAACGGCAATGCCGGTGTCATAGCTACAGAATCAAGACTGGGGACAACATACACCCGCAGCGCCGCTCGGCAAAACTCTCCTCACAGATTTACCATCACCCACACCATGACGGTTTCAGCCCGCTGGTCTGTGCGGGTTGTGCGCTCTACCGCCGGTCTCAACGCCTATGGCAACAACAAGTTCATCTGGTCCGGGTCTAAGATTATCCTGGATAACACCACCAATAAGGTCTACGGTGATGTCACGTTGATGGCGTGTCGGGTTAAGGCTTCCCGGGGTATTGGTGAAGATGCGGCCATCCGTATCTCGGCCTTGGTCCAGCGCAACATCAAGGCCCTTGGCTCTGGCAACAACGTGGCGACCAACAGCGCCGCAGACGCCTTTGTTGACATCTACACCAACAAGGTTTATGGCGCCGGGCGCCCTCTGACTGAAATGGATATGACCAAGATCGCCCAGCTTAAGACGCTGTGGGGCACATATCAGTTCAATCATATCTTTGACAAACGTATCTCCATCTGGGCGGCGCTATCTCGTGCTGTAGCACCTATGGTTGCTGAGCCTGTGCCTCTCGGCATCTCTATGTCCATAGCCCAGGACGGGGTCAAACCTGTGCGCTCGATGATGTTCAACGACGCAAACATCGTGCGCAACTCTATGCGCCTATCGTATCAATGGGAGGTGATTGATGCGCCAGACGGTGTTGAGATTGAGTATCGTGACCCTCTGCGCTACAAGCCCGCATATGCCAAATACCCGGCGACGGCTGTGTTGCCCGAGCGCATACAACTCGAAGGCTGTACCAGCAAAACACATGCTGACCAATATGCTATTCTCTACTGGCAGCGCCGCAAGCGTCAGCGCATCGCGGTTGAGTTCGAGACTGAGCTGGAAGGTCTCCTGCTTACCATGGGTGATCGCATTGGCGTCTCGACCGTGATGACCAATTGGGGGACGTCCGGGCTGATCCTGGGTATTGCTGGCAACGTGATCTCGCTGGACAAGCCTGTGGTCTGGACGGGTGCCGCTAAGTATGTTGTGCTGAGGAGGGAGGATGGGTCTTGTACAGACCCTATCGTTGTGACCCGGGCCGGTGCTGATCACAAGGCTACCCTGGCCACTCTGCCCTTCACGCCTGCGGTTAATCTGCCTCAGGAATTCACGTCATACACGTTTGGCGAGCTGGCTACGATGACGCGGGACTTCACGGTGTTCTCCGTCCGCCCGGCTTCCAACTACAAGGTGCGGGTTGAGGGCTACATCTACCGCCCTGAGATATTCAACGGCACGCTCACCTACCTTGGAGGCACCACGACGCCGCTAGACGCTGCGGCGGCTATCCAACACACAGGTTCAATCGACGTGACTGAGTACACCGTCAACGAGCCGGTTGAACCGCCGTCTATGGCGAGGTTGCCATGAAGGATTACCCAGCAGGCTTGCCTTGTCCGCTAGTCAAAGGCTATAAGTGGGTTACTGACGCGGGCTTGAACCGGTTTGATAGCCAGGTGTTGACCGACCAAGGCCGGTTGTTTGCTACGATGCCAACGCTTATTGATGCGAGCTTCGTCTTGAATACCAAGGTCTGGGGTATATGGCACAAGTGGGTTACCGTCACCGGGCGTGAATGGGTGCGGATGCCGATGGCGTCCATGTACAATTCTCTTCTGGGACCGGGCGCGGCGCCTCTACACACTGTCAGGCTGGCGTCTAGCTCCTTGAAGGCCACCCTCCGCGCCAACAACGACTACGAGATTGACGCTAGTTTTGAGCTGTCCCCGACCATGTTCCTTCTACAGTTGGAGACACCCTGATGGCTGACCCACGGTACCCTTCAACCCTGACCTGCGCGCTGCGCGCCAAGTACCGTCTGGACACAGACCTGGGCCTTGTGCGCACCGAGTTCAACAACGGTCAGTTTCGTCAACGTAAGCGCTACTCTGGTGAGGTCACGACCTTTGATATGGAGTTTGCTATACCGTTCACCAAGCTATTTGAGTGGCAACGGTGGGTCAACAGAAACGCCTTCACTTGGTTCCTGATGAACCTCTACTCACAGCACTCCTCTGTCTCCAACGGCGACGCCTTGCCTCACCGGATCAGGTTCATCTCTGATCTCAAGGGGAGCACGATCACAGAAAAGTATGCCCGCATCGCTGTTGAGGCTGAGCTTGACCCGGCGTTTGAGGTACGGTTGCTTCCTGACTTTACTGGTACATGGATTATCGCCGGGGCGCCGCCCGCACCCGCCACGCCTGATGACGTGGTTGCCGGTACGGTTCCCGCCCCATCTGTAAATATCGTCATCGCCGGCATTCCAGAATATCCGGCAGCTTAGGAGGTACCTATGGCCGACATCTTTGCCCGTATGCGCAACCTGATCGGTAGCTCTGCTGAGTGGGTCGCCAACAATCTTATTCTGGGGCTAGGCGAGTTTGGTGTTGAGCGCTCTGGCGCCAACGTTATCCTCAAGATGGGCGACGGGCTCACCACCTATTCAGCCCTGCCGTTTATCACGATGACGCCTTCTGGCGTTGACCCTAATGTCACAGCACTTCAAGGCTCAAAGGCTGACAAGGCTACGGCCATCAATACAGGCGGCGGGCTAACCGGCGGCGGTAACCTATCCGCCACCCGTACCCTGTCTATCGCAGCAACGTCCAACGGCTACGGCAACAGAACCATATCAGCAGCCCAACCTACCGGTGGAGCAGATGGTGACATCTGGTACGTGATCTGATATGCCTCTCAAAGCAAAGCTCAGCACCAACATAGCTGCGGCGACACCGGGCGCACCTCCGCCGCTGGTAGACGTTCCGTATCCAGCCGGTGTTGTGGTGGGCGATGCAATCATATTGTCCTACGTTGTAGAGACCGTCGGCCCTCTTGTTGAAGCTGGTGTTCTCCCACTTGGTTCAGATTGGATCAATCTAACGGTTGATAGCGTTGCGCCTCTGCGGATGTTCACCTTTGTCAAGTGGATAAAGCCGGGTGACGACCTGACCAAAGCCCAGATACAGGACCCTGTCGGCTTTGCGGCTCTCGCCTATGTCGCGGTCATGACGGGCCTTGTCCCAGAGGTGGTTCAGCAGGCCGGTGGGCGGAGCTCCGTTCCCTCGCCACTTCCCGCTGACCGGGATGTCAAGCTCAACGAGGCTATGTACCGTCGTCCAACGACCTTTGAAGTGGTTCTCGCAGCATATAAACGCAACGCTGCCACTAACCTATCTATGCCCGGTCCAGATGACAACGATGAAGCCAACAACGGTGACATATTCATCTACATCTCCACGGCCAGCCAGCCGGGTTCAATAGCCCCAGCCTTCACCATCGCGCCTACCGGCGCCCCTCCTGACGAATACACATCAGCCCGTCTTGGGTTCCAATTGATCCCACCGGCGCCTCTTGCTGGCGAGACAAATCTCATCCGGCTCAATCAGGCAGGCGTCTGGCGTCAGCCGATCAATATGTTTGTGAAGACAGGCGGCGCATGGGCAAAGGTCCGGCAAGGCTTTATCAAGGATGCGGGCGTGTGGAAGCCGTTTTTCCAGGGGCAGCCTCTTGCTTCTGGCGCCATTCCTATTGTTGTAAAGAAATTTGGCACAACACAGACCATTTTGAATTCTGGTATTGCGACACAGAATTTTACATTCACAGGCATTCCCGCGTTAAGTATCGCCGGCAAAAGACGCTTTGCTGTTTTTCTTGTTAGCCAGTCCGGCTCAACTAGTGCCACGTTTACATTCACGGTTGGCGAGTCACAGGCTGCGCTTGTAGCGCCAACAAGAGCTATCCAATCTGCTATTGAAAGTTCATATGGTGGTCGAGCAGGTATAGTCATTCATGAAATACCGGCTTCTTGGGCAAACATCGTTTTACGTTCTGTTCAAGGCAACACGACATCTCAAGACATTGCCGTAACGTTGTTTATGTTTGAGACGGATGCGGCCGGTATCGGTACAGCAATTCAGCAAACTCAGGTCACTAATTTTATTTCCGGATCGACTAATGTTTCTCTTGATTTGGTCAATCTGAGGGTTGGGCCTTGCTTTGCAGTTTATGCAGGCACTCAAAATTATGCCACCGTTCCAACAAACATCGCTCCTGTGGATATGACTTCACAGTATGCTGCTTCTGTTGGTAACGATCTTATCGCATTTCAATATGCAACACTCGATGATGCTGTAAACTCGACACGCTACCTAACCGGAAGTCTTGTTTCTTATCGTGCCTATGCTGCTTGTTGTATTCCAATCCTTTGAGGTTATCCATGAAGACATCTATGCGCGGTTTGATTATGATAGCCCACCACGAGGCTATCGTGTTGTCCAGGTACAAGGACAGCAAGGGTATCTGGACAATCGGCGTCGGCTTTACGCATGCCGCCCTCGCCGGTACGCCATACGATCCAGAACACTTTACCGGGAAGATGACGATTGAGGGTGTTATTGAGACCTTCAAATTCGTTCTCAAGAGGTATGAGGCGGATGTTATGTCGGTGCTGACGCGTGAACCGACGCAGGAGGAATTCGATGCGATGGTGTCGTTCCATTGGAACACCGGCGCGATCAAGAAGGCGTCTTTTGTCAAGTTGTGGAACCGGGGCGCACCGAAGGCCGAGATTGCGAAGGCCTTCATGATGTGGAACAAGCCCCCAGAGATTATTCATCGTCGCCGATTGACCTGCCATCTGCTGACCGACGGTGACTATGGCCCGGCGGCGGTGTACACCTACAACGCGGACGCGGCGGGTCATATTGATTGGCACCACCCCAAGGTCATCCCAGAGACTACCATGCTGGCGCTGCTTAAGACGCCGGAGAAGGCCGTGGTGTGATGGGTGACCTTATTGCAAAGATAGCTGAAGCGCTCAAGAGCCTCAGCCTGACAAACGTGCTGGTTTTCGCCCTCATATTGATCACGGCGCTACCGGCCTACACGTTCTACCGGGTGCTCAACGATGAGCGGCTGTTGACCATCATCTTCAGCGCCTATACTGAGATTGATCAGAACATAAACGACACCTGCGACCTGATCCGCGTCGACTCCGATGGCAAAGCTCGCTATTTCGTCCGGGACCTTTTCCATACGGAAGGGGTCGTAACTTACGGTGTGTTTGCTCGCGTGTTTGACCCGCCA